TGGCGCTTTAATTCCCGGTGGCATAAAATCCCGGCAATTGAAGGACACACCCATGGCCAGACTCTCAACAGACCAGCGACTTGCAAACCTCCACGCGGAGGCGCTTGCCGAGTTTGACAGCATTCAAAGCGCTCTGCGGGATGAACGAATTCAATGCTTGCAAGATCGCAGGTTCTATTCTCTGGCCGGTGCCCAATGGGAGGGGCCGCTTGCCGACCAGTACGAAAACAAACCGAAATTTGAGGTCAATAAGGTCATGCTCGCTGTGATGCGGGTAATCAACGAGTACCGGAACAATCGCATTACCGTCGATTTTGTGAGCAAAGACGGCGAAGAGAACGACAAGCTGGCAGATGTTTGTGACGGGCTTTACAGGGCAGACGAACAAGCCAGCGTAGCAGACGAAGCCTACGACAATGCTTTTGAAGAGGCTGTAGGCGGCGGCATCGGCGCATGGCGGCTGCGCACAGTCTACGAAGACGACGAAGACCCGGAAGATGAGCGCCAGCGCATCCGAATGGAACCAATTTTCGACGCTGACAGCTCCGTGTTTTTCGACTTGGGGTCGAAGCGTCAGGACAAGTCCGATGCCAAAAGCTGCTACGTCATCACCAGCATGACAACGCAGGCTTACAAGGACACATGGAGCGACGACCCGGCAAGCTGGCCAAAGCTCATCCATCAATATGAGTTTGACTGGTGTACGCCAGACGTTGTTTTCGTTGCCGAGTTTTACAAGGTGGAAGAGAAGTCGGAATCAATCCGAATTTTCAAAAACCTCACTGGGGATGAAGAGCGCTACACCCCGATCGACTTTGCCAACGATGAAACCTTGGAAGAAACACTGGCCGCCATCGGCTCGGTCGAGGTGCGTCAGAAGCGCATCAAAACGCGCAGGGTGCACAAGTACATCATGAGCGGCGGCAAGGTGTTGGAGGACTGCGGATACATTGCCGGAAAGTGCATCCCGATTGTGGTGGCCTACGGAAAACGCTGGTTTGTCGACAACATCGAGCGCTGCATGGGACATGTGCGGCTCGCCAAAGACGCGCAACGGCTCAAGAATATGCAGCTCTCCAAGCTGGGAGAAATCAGCGCTCTGTCAAGCGTAGAAAAGCCAATCCTGACACCTGAGCAGATCGCAGGTCATCAGGACATGTGGGCCGAGGACAATCTGAAGGATTACCCGTACCTACTAATCAATCCGATGACGGATCAGAACGGCAATCAAGCAGCATCCGGGCCGGTGGCCTACACCCGAAGCCCGCAGATACCGCCAGCCATGGCCGCGCTCTTGCAGATCACAGAAACCGACATGCAGGACATTCTTGGCAATCAGGGCGGTGCTGACAAGATGGTCAGCGGTATCTCTGGAAAAGCCGTCGAGATGATCCAGACGCGGGTTGACATGCAGTCTTTCATCTACATGAGCAACTTCGCCAAAGCCATGAAGCGCAGCGGTGAAATTTGGCTTTCGATGGCGAAGGATGTCTACGTGGAAGACAAGCGCAAAATGAAGACCATTGCGAAAACTGGTAAGGCCGGCATTGTCGAACTCATGCAGCCCTCGATTGATCAGGAAACCGGGGAAATGATCATGGCCAATGACATGGCCAGCGCAGCATTCGACGTGGTGGCCGAGGTCGGGCCGTCCAGCTCAAGCAAGAAAGCGGCGACCGTGCGCGCCTTGACAGGCATGCTCCAGATGACACAGGATCCGGAGACGATCCAAGTGTTGACCGCCATGGCCATGATGAACATGGAAGGCGAAGGACTGAGCGACACCAACGCCTACTTTCGCAAAAAGCTATTGCGCATGGGCGCGGTAAAGCCATCCGACGAAGAGGCTCAGGAACTCATGGCCGAGATGCAGGGCAAGCCCCAAGACCCGAATGCAGTCTACTTGCAGGCAGCCGCGGAAGAGGCAACAGCGAAGGCGGCCCAGGCTCGCGCAAACACGGTCAAGACCATTGCCGACGCGGAACTAAGCAGGGCCAAAACAGTCGAGACAATCAGCAACGTGGACATGGATTCTCAAAACCACTCGCTCAAGCTGGCAGAACAGATCGGCCAAGTTGTCCAGCAACAAACCACGGCAACCACGCAGCCGTTTTAATGCGTGAGTTTTGAAAGGTAAACATGCCACTTTGGAAACAACGACTATTCGCGCGCCTGATGAAGCCAGTCGATGGCGACGGGGCGGACGGCGGCGGCACTGAAACGGGGGGTGATGATGAAACCATGGAAGGCGGTAATTCTGGCGATGTTGATAACGATGATGACGCACCTGCCAATAGTGATGATGATCCTGATGACGAAGGCGACGAAGTAACGGTATCCATTGGCGACGAAGCACCGCCAGCGCAGGAAGAGCACACGCCAGCGCCGGAGTGGGTGAAAGAGCTGCGCAAGAGCAACCGTGAACTGCAACGCCAGAACCGCGAGCTACAGGGCAAGCTGCAAACAACCGGGCAGACTGAGCCAAAGCCAGCGGCACTCGGGAAAAAGCCAAGCCTTGAAGATCACGATTACGACGCCGAAAAATTCGAGGTTGCCTTGTCCGACTGGTTCGAGCGCAAGCGCAAAGCCGACGACATTGCAGCCCGGCAAGAGGCGGAAATCGCCAACCAGCAGAAGGCGTGGCAGACCAAGCTGGACAGCTACACAACGGCAAAAGCAGCGCTCAAGGTCAAAGACTTTGAAGACGCCGAGGCTGTGGCGCAAGAGCTTTTCAGCGTCACCCAGCAGGGCGTGATTCTGCAAGGTGCGGACAACCCTGCACTGGTCATCTACGCCATCGGCAAGAACCCAAAGAAGGCCAAAGAGCTTGCTGCCATCAAAGACCCTGTGAAGTTTGCCTTCGCAGTCGCAAAACTGGAGAAAGAATTGAAAGTCACACCACGCAAAACAGCACCACCACCTGAAAAAGTAGTTACCGGAACAGGCCGGTCATCCGGGGCCGTGGACTCAACCTTGGAGCGCCTGCGGGAAGAAGCGGCGCGCACTGGCAACATGACGAAAGTGATAGCGTACAAACGGCAAAAGAAGGCATAATGCGCGAAATGGGTGCCGCTAGCCCTGAAACAAAATAGCAGTTGAATGGCCTCCGCCAGCCCATTGGTGAGTGAAAGACACGGCAGAAATGCCAATTTTTTATTCAACCAATGGAGCTATCAAAATGGCAAATGCATTCAGCAAAGAGGAGCGCGTAGCGTTCGAGGACATCCTTGAAGGCTTCAATGACGCCCTCGTATTGAGCAACAACGTCTCGATCTACAACACAGACCAGACGATGATGGAGCGCACAGGTAATCAAATCTGGCGGCCACAACCCTACATCGCACAGTCGTTCGACGGCACCGACCAGACCGCCAACTTTGGCGACAGCACACAGCTGGCAGTACCCGCGACCATCGGCTACAGCAAGTCCGTTCCATGGATCATGACCGCGACAGAGCTGCGCGACGCGCTGCAAGAAAACCGCCTTGGCGCTGCTGCAAAGCAGAAGCTGGCAAGTGACATCAATGTGGCCGTGATGAACGTCGCCAGCCAGCAAGGCACGCTCATCGTGAAGCGCACAACCGCGGCTGCAGGCTTCGACGATGTGGCTCAGGCTGAGGCAATCTTCAACGAGCAGGGAATCCAAGCCTTCGAGCGTTATCTGGCTTTGAGCACACGTGATTACAACGGCATGGCAAGCAACCTTGCAGCCCGCGCAACCATGACCGGCAAGCCGACCACAGCTTACGAGAAAGCCTACGTCGGCCAAGTGGCATCTTTCGAGACTTACAAGCTGGACTACGCCAACCGCGTTGCTGCGGCTCAGGGCGGCGCTGGCCTGACTATCAACACGCTGGACGCTGGCCTGCAATATTACACACCTCGTGCAATCTCGGTAGCAACCACCGGCGAATCGAGCAACGTGGATAACCGTTACCAGACAGTCACAATCAGCGACACAACCGGCGTAGCAGCCGGTGATTGCTTCACTATCGCGGCTCTTAATGCAGTGCATCACATCACCAAGGGCGACACAGGCCAGTTGAAGACTTTCCGGGTTATCTCGGTGGACTCTGTTACGACCATGACCATCAGCCCTCCGATGATCACTGGTCAAGGTGGTACAGATGCGGAATTGCAGTATCAAAACTGTGTCATCAACACCAAGGCGGCAAACAGCGCCATTACGTTCTTGAACACCGTGGCCGCGTATGCAAATCCGTTCTGGCAAAAAGACGCAATCGAAATCCTGCCGGGCCGCTACGCTGTGCCGACAGACGCAGGCGCAGCCGTGATGCGTGCCAGCACTGAGCAGGGCATTGAGCTGGTGATGACGAAGCAATTCGATGTCAACACCCTGAAAACCAAGTATCGCTTGGATACCTTGTTTGGCGTGGTGAACAAGCAACCTGAGATGACAGGTTTGATTCTGTTCTCGCAGACCTAATTGAAGGCGACCGGCTGCCAATCATGGCGGCTGGTTTTCTCAACAAACAACCTTAATTCGAAAGCACATCATGGCAAAAGTTTACGCCCAAGGAACCCAGACAGTAGTTCTGGCGGACACGTACAAAATCGCGGTATTGAGTGACTCTCCCGTCACCCTTTACAAGCAAGTAGGCTACCCCAATCACCCCGCTACTTGGGACTTGCTCTACACAACCGCTGCCGGTGAAAATTACACCTCTGCGGCAATGACAGCCATTACCAGCATCAGAATTGATGCAAGCGCGTCTGACGTTCAATACGATACCGGCACAGCTCCCGTTGTCGGCGCTCTGACAGATGATTTGTCAGCAACTGATGCAACGTGGACAGTGACCGGCTTGGCTGCGGCTCAGGGCGGCTATGTTCGCATGGTTGGCGGAACGTCCAGCACGGCAGGCAATGCAGGCGGCGCGGCTGGTTTGCTTGGTGGCACTCCCGGCGCTACTGGTGTCGGTGGCGCTGCTACCGCAACAGGCGGGGCTGGTGGTTCCACTTCCGGCAAGGGCGGCGCAGTCAACCTGACCGGCGGCGCTGGAACGGCAGGCAATGCCTCGGGCGGATCTGTGATTCTGCAACCGGGCGCAAAGAACGGCTCTGGCCTTGACGGCGGCGTGTTCAACCGTGGAACAACCCAGTTCCGCAAGCAATCCGCAGCCACAGCGAAGGCGGACGGCGCGGAGAGCATTACAGCGGCTCAGATGATTAACGGCATCGTAGTGTTTACCGTTACCACTGGCCGCACCATGACCACGCCAACCGGCGCGGCGATCTTGGCTGGCTGCCCTACCGACATCGCAGCAGGCGATTCGTTTGACTTCACCCTGATCACCATCGGCGCAGGTGCGGACGACATTGCTACGCTGACAGCCGGTGACGGAGATGTGACCTTTGTGGGCAGCGTGACGGTCGGGCCTTCTGGCTCAACCTTTAACGACTTCGGTACTTGGCGCTTCCGCTACACGGGCGCGAATGCGTTTGTCGGCTACCGCGTAGGCTGATTAACAAGGGGGCGTAAGTGCCCCCCTTTTTTCAAGGATTGACCCATGCAGTTCCCCCGTTTGGTTTACAAAAGCGCCGACAAATACCAACTGGCGGCGGACATCGAAGCATTTGACTCGCTTGTCAGCGCCGGCTGGTTTGCCACTGTGCCCGATGCAATTGCAGGAAAGACCGCACCGGTGGCGGCAACACCAGATCCTGACTTGGGTCCGGTTGACGAAGTATCAGCACCAACCCGGGCGGAACTTGAGCAACGCGCGACTGAGCTTGGCATCAAGTTTGACGGGCGCAACAGTGACAAAAAGCTGGCTGACCTTATCGCACAAAGGAAGTAAAAATGTCCACGTTTATCCCATTCAATCCGGCCTACACAAGCGGACAAACCAAAACATCGGCGGCTCTTGCTGCTTCGTTTTCAATTGCTGATGGTACCGATCAAGTGTGCATCACAAACACTGGCAGCAATATCGCCTATGTCCGCATCGGCTCAGGATCATTTTCAGCGACAACGGCAGATTACCCAGTGCTCGCAGGCTCGCAGGTTGTTTTGACAAAAGCACAGGACGACACGGCTATCAGCCACATTTCGGCAAGCGGGACAACGCTTCACTTTATCTGCGGCAGCGGCTTCCGATAATCCGGTTTTAGGACTCGGAAATGTCTTACACAAAACGCCAATTCGTAGCCGCCGCGTTCGAAGAAATCGGGCTTGCATCCTACGTCTTTGACCTGAGCCCTGAGCAACTTCAATCCGCGCTGCGCAAGCTGGACGCCATGATGGCCACATGGAATGCACAGGGCATCCGGCTGGCCTACCCGCTGCCATCCAGCCCCCTGGACAGCGACTTGGACGAGGAAACCAGCGTACCGGACAGCGCCAATGAGGCCATCTACACAAACCTCGCAATCAAGCTTGCGCCCAGCTACGGCAAGCAGGTAATGCCAGACACCAAGGCCACGGCTAAAGAGTCATACAACGTCCTGTTGTCGCGCGCAGCCATGCCCATGGAAATGCAGATGCCGGGCACTATGCCAGCTGGCGCAGGCAACAAGACTTGGCGCGGCACTGAGACGCCCTACTTGCGCAGGCCGGTCGATCCGTTGCTTGCCGGTGGCGATGGCGAAATCGAATTTAACTGAGGGTAAAAAATGCCAACAATCAACCAGCTATCAAGCGTATCGTCCTTGTCGGGCGGCGATCTGCTCCCAGTCTACGTGCCAAACAATGGCGATGCGCGCAAGGTATCCATTACGCAGCTCTTGGCCTACTTCCAGACCAGCTTTGCAGCCCCAACGGTGGCGACAAATCTTTACGTCCCGGCGACTGGCTTCAATCAAACCGTTCCAACGCCAGTGAGCGAGCAGCAATGGATGATCCTGCAACCGGCTGGCACGCTGGCAACTGGCACGATCACACTCCCACTCAATACCGGCGTGGCCGATGGTACCGAGGTGCTTGTCACATCTACCCAGATCATCACGACATTTACGCTGGCGGCCAATGGAGCGGCCAATACATACGGCGCACCGACCACCATGGCCGCCAATTCCTTCTTTCGCATGCGCTTCCATCTGGCAACAAATAGCTGGTACCGCATCGGGTAGGCGCTTGGGTAAGTCATGCAGGTCCAAATACTCAACGGCATCTATGCCAGCAACACCCCAGAGCTGCGCACCAGCTATCCGGTGAACATGATCCCGGTCCCGAAAAAGTCCGGCATCAGTAACGGGTTCTTGCGCCCTGGTGATGGCATCGTGGGCAACGGCACCGGGCCGGGGGTTGACCGTGGCGGAATCTACTGGAACGGCATTGTCTACCGGGTAATGGGCACCAGCCTTGTGACCGTGGCCAGCAATGGCACTGTAACCACCTTGGGCGACGTTGGCGGCCCTGCAAATGAGCTGGTAACGCTTGATTACAGCTTCGACTTGCTCGGCATTGCATCGGGCGGGCGACTTTACTTCTGGAACCCAGCGACCGCCACGCTTGCGCAAAACACAGATGCAGACCTTGGAACAGTGCTTGATTTCTGCTGGGTTGACGGCTACTTTATGACCACGGACGGCACAAATTTAGTGGTCACCGAGTTGACAGACCCGTTCGCGGTCAACCCGATAAAGTACGGCAGTTCGGAGGCTGACCCTGACCCAGTGATGGCGCTTCTCAAGCTGCGCAACGAGGTCTATGCACTCAACAGCAACACCATCGAGGTGTTCGACAACGTGGGCGGCGCTCTGTTCCCGTTCCAACGCATCGCAGGCGCACAAATCCAAAAAGGCGTAGTGGGTACGCACGCTTGCTGCCAATACCTTGAGCGAATCGCCTTTGTCGGTGGTGGGCGCAACGAAGCACCGGCCATCTATGTTGGCGCGGACGCTACGACGCAGAAAATCAGCACGCAAGAAATTGACGATCTACTTTTGCAATACACAGAGTCACAGCTTTCGCTGGTGCAGCTTGAATCACGCACCTACAAAGATCACCAATATCTCTATGTTCACTTGCCAAATGGTTCTCTCGTTTACGACGCGGCGGCATCGGCGGCGCTGGGTGAGCAAGTGTGGTTTGCCCTGACCACGGCAGTCGTCGGCTTTGCGCAGTACCGGGCAAGGAACTTCGTTTGGGCTTTCGATAAGTGGCTTGTAAGCGATCCGCAATCAAGCGCAATCGGATACTTGGTGCAGGACACCGGGCACCACTGGGGCGATCAGGTTCGCTGGGAGTTCGGCACGCTCATCGTTTACAACGAGGGCAACGGCGCAATTTTCAATGAGCTGGAGCTCGTCGCTCTGACCGGCAGCGTGGCCATTGGCACAAATCCACAAATCAGCACCAGCTACAGCGTAGACGGCAAGTCATGGAGTCAAGATCGAAGCATTGCCGTGGGCACCATAGGCAGCAATAAGCGTCTTGCGTGGTTCCAGCAAGGTCACATGCGCAACTGGCGCATTCAGCGCTTTCGTGGCGACAGTGATGCTCATGTGTCGTTCGTGCGGCTCGAAGCGCAAATTGAGCCTTTGGCGTTCTGATCATGGCCACCAACTCAAGCCGCCTCAATCTGACCCGCGACCAGCTCGCGAGTTTCTTGACCGGCCACCAGCAAATAAAGCAATTTGAGATGCTGTTTTCAGCGGTCGACGCGATAGCGCCAAACGTAGTTTTGGAAATCAATATTGCAGTTGGCACCGCGCAGGCAACGGCAAATAACGCGATTGACCAAATCATTGCGCTTGGTCAGGATATGGCCGTAAACGATGCGGCAATGAGCGCCAAAGTGCATCAAGCGATGGATGCAATCCCGCGGTTGGCGCAGGCACTGGAGTTGCTTGCGGCTGCCCCAGTCGCGCAGGCTCAGATGCCACTGTTCGACGACCTGACACCACGTGCTGAGCTTGGCACCATGGCCGCGCAGAACGCTGAAAAGGTTGCCATCACAGGCGGGACTATCGCGGGTATATCGTTCGGTGGGTTCCCCGCTGGTACTGTGTCGTTACCAAGCCTGTACTGGGGGACGGACACGGCCACCGGGTTTTACCGCATCGGCGCAAACAATATCGGCTACTCGTACAACGGGACGAAGTTACTCGACTTGTCGGCAACGCTGCTCGGGGTAACTGGCGGTGTGAGTGTCACGACCCAATTCACATCGTCGGTGGCGACTGGAACCCCTCCACTGGTGGTTGCCAGCACAACGAACGTTGCCAACTTGAATGCATCGTCATTGGGTGGTGCGACATTCGCGGCACCCGGTGCAATCGGTGGAAGCACCCCCGGAACAGGGTCGTTTACGACCCTCACTGCGAACACTGTACATACAAGTAAGGGTAATAGCGGCAGTCTCCCTGACGCGACGGCAACCACCATTTTCACGGCAGGCCTCGGGTTTTACACGGTAGCGGTCAGACTCCCTGCTGGTGTCGGGGACGCCACGAATTGGATGGCTGCTGCGAATGTGTATTGCGATGGGACAGCAAGCAGAATCATCGCCAACAACACTGCTGTACTGGTCCTTTCCCTGTCTGGTAATAATGTGCAGGTCTGGCAGAACTCAGGCGGTACACAGGCTGGTGGTGTGGAATACTCCTACATCCTGCAGAAGCTCGATTAACGAAGAATAAGGAGTCATCATGACAGTAACCGTAAAAGTTCTCATCCCTGCAAAGATCGCTGAGTCGTCACAGACCACTCAGTACACGGCAACCAATGTCACCACGATCATCGACAAATTCACTGCCACAAACTACAGTGCTGGTGCGGTCACGTTGTCCGTGAATCTGGTCACTTCAGCAGGTTCTGCTGGTGATTTGAATCTGGTGGTCAAGACCAAATCACTTGCCGCAGGTGAGACCTACACGTTCCCAGAGATTGTCGGGCAGGTGCTCGCGCCATCAGGATTCATCAGTACGATTGCCAGTGCGGCAACGTCAATCAGTATCCGGGCATCCGGGCGCGAGATAACCTGACTTTGACAACCCATGAAAATGTGTGAAAATGCCCGTACTGAGTCGTTGGCATCCAGTAGCCAAACACCTGCGCAGCCAATGACCCAGCTACTTACCCAACACCTGCAAGCCTTCAATTTGCCGCCATCCGCTACGGCGTGGCTGGTGATGCTGTGGGATGCAATCCAGCTTTTCGACGACGTTGCAGACGCTGACCCAATCACCCGCGACGACCTCGACACAGTGATTTGGGCCACGCTTGTGGCCATGCCGTCAAACCCGTTTTTCGCCCACAACGCGGCGGTTCTGTTGCCAGTGGTTGGGGCCATGATCCTAAAGTGGCAGGCATCCGACAAAGTGGAGCGCGCAGGCCATGCCAGCGCGCAGTCCTACATGTGGCGCGCAGGCTTTTACGACGTGGTTTTAATGGTCGTCCAGCTTGTGCATGGCGCTCGCTATGCCGCAGACAACGCGCACTTTGTGCTTGGGCTGTACGGCGAGCGGTTGAACGATTATTTGGGGGAGTTTCAAAATGCCTGATCCAATAACAGGTTTAATAGGTGCAACCCTTGTTGGTGGAGTTATGCAGGCCGATGCGGCAAGCAGCGCAGCATCCTCACAAGCCGGGGCATCACAAGCCGGGATCGAAGAGCAGCGTCGGCAACAAGCCGAAATACAAAAGCTGCTTGAACCTTGGGTAACACAGGGTCAGGCGGGGTTGACCGAGTTGCAGCCCTACGCCGCAGCTGGTGGCCCAGCGCTGGCACAGCAGCAAGCACTGGCAGGTCTTTCCGGCATGGATGCGCAGCAAGCGGCCATTGCAGGGATCGAATCATCCCCACTTCTCCAAGCCCAAATTAGGCAGGGCGAAAACGCCATGCTGCAAAACGCATCCGCAACCGGGGGCCTACGCGGCGGCAACATGCAGGCAGCACTTGCGCAGTTCAGGCCGATGATGCTTCAGCAAGCGATTGACCAGCAATTCTCCCGCCTCGGTGGCCTGACATCACTCGGGCACATGACCTCGCAAAACCGCGCCCAGCTCGGGCAGTCAGCGGCGGCGGGTGTGGGCAGCGCCGGGCTAAGTTCGGCATCCAATATCGGCAATCTGCTCGCACAGCAAGGCGCGGCGCAGGCAGGCGGGGCATTGGGTCAGGCTAGAGCATGGAGCGCCATCCCGCAGGCCATCGGGTTTGGTGCACAAACTGGCATGTTCAGCTCACCGGGGCAAAACATCCAAGACGCCTACATGGCCAGCAATCCACCCATGGCGTTCACGTCGCCTTTTTAGAGAAAAGGAGCGCAAAACATGGTAGCCCCACTCGACTACTCATCAATGATGCCAAACCCGTTTGAATCCGTTTTGCAGGGGATGCAAACGGGGATGAACTGGCAAAACAACCAAGCGCAGCAACAGGCC